TTCCTGCTGAACCGCTCTTCCGATCTTCGGGAGTTAACTCCTTCATTTCGTTGTAACACGCATATAAGTCGGCCTTTGCTTCAGCTACCGTGTCGCCATATCCTGCAAGGCCAAAGTGCGCGAACTCTTTATCAACGTAACAAGCAAAACGACCGTCAGTATCCTTTTCGACCGTCACTGTAACTTTCTCCTTTTTCATATCGTATTAATGTTTTACCGCTTTCTATTGGAAAATGGGGCAACTACTAAAAGTAGCACCCCTTTGTCTAAACCAACTGATACTTTGAAACAATCTACAGATTTATGCCCCGAAGGGCGGAGTAAGAATTATTCAAAAGATAATCCTAACTCCTTACGCGCTCTTCGTTCAGTGCCTTTGGCTAACTCCTTGCTTCCATGACGTGGCACTGGCCATTTTTTGTTGGTAATTGGACTGTACCATATATCATGATTAGCTCCATGTTTCACCAAAACGCAACCAATAGAACGCAATTGGGCATAAAATTCATTCTGCTTCATAATTTCAAAGAACATTGTTTTAAACACTGCAAATATAGCAATAATGTTATATTATTCCAAACAATCCTCACTTTTTTCTCCAAAAAACGCCCCAAGGTGGTACCACCTACACACCTTTTGCGCGTAGGGTATGAACGTATTACGCAGACTATTCAAGATAAAACGCAGCAGCGAGGGTGCTAACTCATCGCCAGAGGGTAGGACTGTCCGCTCGGGGGCTTTGCCGCTTTTCACCTCCGCAGCGGCTGATCCCTTGGCCGTTAGCACCGTCTATCGCTGCGTGCGTTTACTTTCAGAGAGTGTGGCCAACTTGCCCCTCCGTTATATGAAGCTAAAGGGCGGCATCTTCGTCGACGACCGCCAGTCGCGCCTCCACTACCTATTGAGCGTGCAGCCCAACGAGCTTTACTCCGCGTTCGACTTCTGGGCGCAAGCCGTGCAACAGATGTTGCTGACGGGTAATGCCTACATCGTGCCGCAGTACTCGCCCTCGCTTGAGGTAGATCGCCTTGTGCTTTGCCAACCTAACACCGTGAGCCACGACACCATTAATCGCACCTACACGGTAATGGACATGACCAACCGCCTTAGCGGCACATTCGCGGAGGAAGAAGTGATACACCTCAAAAACCTCACCATCGACGGACAACAAGGCATCAGCACCTTGGCCTTTGCGCGCCTTACTACGCAGATAGCCGCTACAGGCGATAATGAGACGCTCAACCGATTTGCCAATGGAGGCAACGTGCGCGGCATCGTAGGCAACGACACGAGCGTGCGCGGATTTGGCGACTATCAAGACGACGAACTGGCCAAGACGGCTACCGACCTCGACCAATCATTTTCAGAAGGCCGCAAGATAGTCAGCCTACCAGGGCAAGTAAAGTTCAACCAACTCTCGCTCTCCAGCACCGACATGCAATTTCTCGAAAGCCGAAAGTTTACGGTGCGTGAGCTTTGTCGCTTCTTCGGGGTTCACCCCTCATTCGTCTTTGACGACACGAGCAACAATTACAAGAGTGCCGAAATGGCCAACGTTGCTTTCCTCTCCAACACGCTCAACCCCCTACTCCGTAAGATAGAGAGCGAACTCCACCGCAAGCTCATCGAGCCTTCGCTCTGTTGTGAGCGCCGCTTCGAGTTCGACCGTCGTAGCCTCTATGCGTGCGACCTCGCAAGCCGCGTGCAATACCAGACGCAGACGATAGCAGCAGGTATCTACACCGTCAACGACTGGCGACGTGCCGAGAACATGCCACCCGTCGAGGGAGGCGACCTCCCATTGGTCAGCGCCAACTTGAAGGGACTGAAAGAAATGGGGGCAACCCCTAAGCAACAACCAAACTAACACACATTATTAATATGCTAATGTGTTAATATGCTAATGTGTTAATATGCTAATGTGTTAATATGCTAATGGCTGCGCCACTCATTCCCACATTAGCACATTCCCACATTAGCACATTTCCACATTAGCACATTTCCACATTAGCACATTCCCACATTAGCACATTCCCACATTAGCACATTCCCACATTAGCACATTAGCACATTTACACCTTATGAATAAGCAATTACAATTCCACTCCTCAGGCACCGTCCACGTGCGCAGCCGCCAAGGCAGCGAGGGCGAGGGCGAGAGCCGCACCATTGAGGGATATGCCATTCTGTTCAACACGCCCTCTGCCCCACTATGGGAGGACGAGGACGAAGTCGTGCGCGAACAGATTGCCCCCGAAGCCGTGACGAAGGACCTACTCGACGGCTGCGACATCAAGATGACCATGAACCACGACTTTGCCACATTGCTCGCACGCAGCAAGCGCGGAGAAGGTACGCTACAGTACGACGTCGACGAGCGAGGCGTCCACTTCTCCTTCGATGCGCCCAACACCGACGACGGCGACCGCGCGCTCGAACTCGTACGACGGGGCGACATCGACGGCTGCTCCTTCATGTTCTCTTGTTCGTATCGCCAACCCGACGTGACGAGCGAGACGACCAAAAACAAGGAGACGGGAAAGGCTGAAACGCTTTACACCATTCATGCTATTCGTGGCATCTACGACTTTACGCTCACGCCCATGCCCGCCTATCCCGACACGGAAGTAAGCGCACGCGACCTGCGCGGATTGACTCCCGCCCCCTCAACAGACAACGCTGCCGCCCTCCGCGTCGAGGAACAAGTAAAGGCCATGCGCAGCGCGGCAAAGCAATCACTTTAAAGCATTAACCATTTAATAAACAATTAATTCATTACGATTATGAACAAACTTACGGTACGTCAAATCGTTGACAAATACCAAAAGAACTGCGCTCGCATCTCGGCCATTGCCGACCTCTGCGAGCAGGAAAAGCGCGAACGCACCCAGGCTGAGAGCGCAGAGTACGAAGCCTTAGTGCGCGACAATGAGTTGCTCCGCATGCGTATGCAAGCTGAAGCCGCTCAAGCGCAGCAGAACCCCAACCTTATTGCTGACGCCAATAAATTGGTGCGTGAGAACATGGAGGCTGGCCGACAGACGCAAATCGTCTTCATGCGCGACCTCATGGTCGTGAGCGATGCCACTTCGGGCGGCATCATTCCGCTCAAAATACAAGACATCCTCGACCCATTGGTAGAGGGCTTAATCCTCGACAAGGTAGGTCTCCCCATGCCTACAGGTTTGGCTGGTGACTACGTATGGCCCACCTACGAGGCCGTTGAGGCACAAATCCAAGGCGAGGGCGTTGCGCTCACCGACACGAAGATTAAACTCTCAAAGCTCACCGCTTCACCTCAGCGCATTGGCGTGGCCATTCCCGTAACGCGTCAGACGATTATCCAGACGGAGGGCATCATCGAAACGATCGTGAAGAAGGTAATGCCTCAGTCAGTAGCCATGTTGCTGAACAAGATCTTGTTCTCTACCACGAAGGCTACCGCGGCTACTACGTTGGTAGGCCCATTCGTGGCGAAGGCTGCCAAACCGATCGCGCTGAGCGCTACTCCTACCTTTGCCGACTTCAACAAGATGAAGGCTGCCGTGTTGGCCTCTGGCGTTGACGGTAGCAACTTGTGTTGGGTTATGACACAAGCACAAAAGGCCATTGCCGAAGCCACTCCGAAGGACGCTGGCTCTGGCATCATGGTATGTGAGAACGACCACATTGCAGGTCTCCCCGTCTTCTGCACTCACTACATTGGTGAAGGCTTCGTTGGCCTTGGCGACTGGCGCTACCAGCCCATGGGCATGTTTGGCGACATCTCGTTCATCATCGACCCCTATAGCCAGGCTCGCAAGGATGCCGTTGACTTCGTACTCAACGTCAACTACGGCACGACTACGCTCCGCCCCGAAGCCTTTGCACTGGGCAAAGTCGCAAGCGCGTAAGCGCTTACTAATGTGCAAATGTGCAAATGTGCAAATGTGCGAATGATTGAATAATGTTTTAATTACTCAGTGTACAAAGGCGACCATTCGCACATTCGCACATTAACTCAGCATTTGCACATTAAGCACATTGATTATAAAACATCATTCAATCATTTGCACATTTGCACATTCTCACATTTGCACATTAACCATGACCTATCTATACAAACCCCTCGCTCGCAAAAACTTTAAGACTGGCGAGAACATGTTCTACCCCGCGCCATTACCTGCGGCCGTTACCGACTTCGAACTCTTGGCCGCTGAAATCAGCGCGAAGTGTACCCTCACGCGTGCCGACGCTATGGGTGTGCTGAAAGAGCTTGAGCGTCAAATCCTCCACGCGTTACTATCGGGTTACACCGTTCGCCTTGGTTCATTGGGGGCGTTTCGCCTTACAGCGAAGTCAGTAGGCGTCGAAATCAAAGACGATGTAAGTTCAGCACTCGTCAAGAAAGCTCGCGTGCGCTACGTGCCTTCGACGTGGATTAATAATAAGCTATTACTCCAGAACGTCGATTTTAAGAATGTCTATAAAGCCAACAAGAAGAAAAACCAATAAAGCTCTACAATCATGATTAAATTAGTAACACGTAGTATCAAGAACTCACGCGACCAAAAGTGGCGCTACTTCCCCGCTATCAGCTATAGTGGCACTATCACGCGCGACAAACTTTGCGAGCGCATAAGCGAGTCCACCACCTTTACCCATGCCGACGTACTCACGGCCCTTTGTGCCTTTGAGGAGGCCATTGCCGAAAAGTTACAAAGTGGCGGTATGGTAAAGCTCGGCTCGCTTGGCACATTCCGCACGACATTGCGCTCAAAAGGGGGCGAGGTAAGCAAAGACGACGTAAGCGCGAAGAACATTCGCTCGCTCCACGTTGCGTTCCTCCCCTCAAGCACGCTCAATAAGCAACTGCAAGAGCAAGCACAGTACGCAATGTCGTAGCGACGCGCGCTGCGATGCGCTCTCTACCTCTCGATGATGGGTTTCTGACTTCTCGGTGAGGGGTTTTCAACTTCTCGGTGATGGGTAACGGAGCGCACAGAGAGCCACGTTTGTAATGATAAGTCATGGAAATAGTAATCTTTAGAGACTAAGCACACATTCATATTATGTCAGAAGTAGCCCTATCCCTATTTAAAAAACACGTTCGCGCAGATGATTTTAGCGACGATGACGACTACCTACAGCAATGCCTTGATGCAGCTGAGGCTTCAGTGGTGCGCGCTACAAACCGCACACTCGATGAGCTAAAGCTAATGGGCGGTGGGTCACTGCCCGCCCCCTTGGTGCAAGCTATCCTGTTGGTAGGAGGCTCGGCTTACGACCACCGCGAAAACGATGCTCCGCAGCAGTACAGTGAAATCCCGTGGGGCGCTTCATCTATCATCAAACAATACAGAAGACTATGCGTGCGGGAGGAATGAGATATCACTTACAACTCTTTCGCCCCGTTCAGACTACGAACGAATACGGCGAAGAGCAAACCACTTACACCCCGACCCGAACGATTTGGGCCGAGCGCGTCAAGTGGGCGGGCAATCGGAGTGAAGAGGTGGGCGAACACTTTGCCGCTTACACCGTGACCTTCCGCATACGCGATGTACACCCCATTGGTGAGGGGTGGCGCGTGCAGCTCATGGGCGAACACCTCTACACCGTTATGGCCATTGAGCCTAACCGCAGTAAGGGAATGCTTTCGCTCCTCTGTCAGCGCGTCAACGTGTGATGAGATTAGGTGTTAGGTGTTAGGGATTAGTGATTAGGTGTTAGGTGTTAGGGATTAGTGATTAGGTGTTAGTGATTAGTGATTAGGGGGTTAAAAGGTCTCCTTATGCCTCGCTCCCCACAAAAACAAACTTTTTAGCCCCCTAACCCCAACCTAATCCCAACCTAACCCCAACCCCTAACCACTAATCACTAATCCCTAACCCCTAACCACTAATCACTAATCCCTAACCCCTAACCACTAATCACTAATCCCTAACACCTAATCACTAATCACTAATCCCTAACCCCTAAAGTAATGAAAACAGTATTAAGCGCAGGCACTGCCGTCTACGAGGTGCTGAGCGAAAGGTTAGCTGATAAAGTGACGAAAGTATTTCCCGTCGTGACAGATGAGGCCGTGCTTCCTTACGTCTGCTATCATCGCGAGGCCCTCGAAACGGCCGTTGCCAAAAATGCTCAAAGTGCCGATACGGCCACAATCGTAGTGGACTGTTATGCTGCTACTTACAATGGCTCTGTGGCTTTGGCTGAGGCCGTACGCGAAGCGCTTGACAACGTGAGCATTACCACCTCGGCAGGACTAACCGTCCGTTCGTCTTACTTAGTCGATGCCACTGAGTCGTGGACGGACGATGCTTACTTGCAGTCACTCTCCTTTAAACTCCGTTGCTAATGGATAACGACAACGAGAAAGCGCTGCAGACCTTTCAGCGCGAATTGGCAAAGCTTTACGCCAGCCTCTCGCCTAAGGAGCAGCGCAAGGCCATTGCCGCCTCGATGAGGCGCGAGGCCAATCGCTTGAAAAAGGCCGCACAGACGAGGGTGCGCACTTCGGGCCTCTCGGCCAAGACGGGGGTGGACAAGGGCGTCTACGCTCGCGTCTACCCCAAGCGCTACGGCACAGGCTTTATGGTGAGCGTTAAGCCCCACGGAGCGAAGAAGGGCATACATACCAACCGCCAGGGCAAGCAGAAGCCTGTACTCCTATTTGCCGAGGAAGGTACGAAACAGCGCAACGTGGGCCGTCGCAAGGGCAACGCGCAATATCGCCAAGGCCGCTTCGCTCAGAAGAAGTGGCGCGACTATAGCCGCTCAGGCCATAGCACAGGGCGTATGTCTCCGTATAAGTTTCTCGCCATGACCGAACAGACCGAAGCGGCTGGCATCGAGCAGCGCCTCTGGACTGACTTCGAGCGCAACGTCGATAAGGCGGCGAAGAAGGGAGTTTAATCAATGTGCAAATGTGCGAATGTGCAAATGTGCAAATGATTGAATAATGTCTTAATTACTCAGCGTACAAAGGCGACAATTTGCACATTTGCACATTTGCACATTTGCACATTAACCACTCATTAAACCCATTAAACTTATTAAACCTATTAAACTCATAAACTCATTAAACTCATAACACATTATGGCAAACACTGGTTATATCAATGGTAGTGACCTCTTGCTCTCAATAGACGGCAAAGCCGTAGGTCACTGTTCAAGCCACAAAGTAACGTACAACTCTGAGACAAAGGAGAGAGCCGTGAAGCCTGTAGCAACGCAAGGCGCGGGTGCAGGACTTTGGAAGGACAAGAGCGTTACAGGACTTTCTATCACAATTAGTGCCGACGGCCTCCGCTTCTACGACGAGACGGAGAGCGGCTTCACCGAGATTTCTGCCTCTTGGGGCGTAGGAAAGGCCGTTGACGTGAAGTGCTTCCCACGTGGCGACGGCAAGGCAGGTACGCAAATTCCCTACCTCGAAGGAAAGTTTGTGATCACCTCTATCGAAGAGGACGCTCCAGCGCAGGACGACGCTACGTATAGCGTTAACCTCGAAAACGCGGGCATGCCTACTAAGTTCCCTGGTATGGATGCCGCTGCAGCGCAGGCTGCAAGCAAGTAGCCTGTGCTTAATGTGCAAATGTGCAAATGTGCAAATGTGCGAATGGTCGCCTTTGTACGCTGAGTAATTAAAGCATCATTCAATCATTCTCACATTTGCACATTCACACATTTGCACATTAACCCCGCATTTGCACATTGAGTAATTAAAACATCATTTAATCATTCGCACATTTGCACATTTGCACATTTGCACATTTACTTAGCTATGCAACTAAAACGTCTCGTAATCCACTGCACCGCCACTCCTGAAGGCCGTGAGGTGACAGCGGCCGACATACGCCACTGGCACTGCGACCCCGTGAGCAAAGGAGGTCATGGTTGGAAGCAGGTAGGATATACCGACCTTATCCACCTCGACGGCCGCATAGAGAGGCTCGTCAAGAATAATGAAGACTTGATAGTCGACCCTTGGGAGGTGACCAATGGCGCAAGCGGCTACAACGCCACCTCGCGCCACATCGTCTACGCAGGCGGCTGCGATAAGCAGATGAGGCCGAAGGACACACGCACCGCTGCACAACGCACCGCCCTCGAAGCCTACGTCAAGGACTTCCACCGCCGCTTCCCTACGGTCCAAATCGTTGGCCACAATCAATTGAACCCCAGTAAGGCTTGCCCTTCGTTCGACGTAAAGAAGTGGCTCAACGAGATTGGAGTAAACTCTTAAGTTGATTATCCCGTTGACGAGTTAACAAGTTGACAAGTTAACAAGTTAACAAGTTGACGAGTAAGTTAGCTCACAAGACAAACTTACCTGTTAACTCGTCAACTCGTCAACTCGTCAACAAACTTACCTGTTAACTCGTCAACAAGAAAGAAAGGAAGAATGGCGGACACTATCTTACAAATAATCCAGTGGGCAATACCTTCGGGGGGCATTGGTGCCGCCATAGCATGGTTTGCCAACCGCAGCGCACGTAAGGCCGATACGGCCAAGAGCGTACACGACACGTATAAGCTCATGTATGAAGACGTGAGCCGCGAACTATTAGAAACGCAAAAGAAAGTAGATGGAAGTACAAAGAAAATGGACGCACTGGGCGAAGAGAATAAGCGCATACGCTATGCGCTCAACCGCCTTACACGTGCCATTCAAGCTATTCAGCGTTGCCCTCATAGCAGCAACTGTCCTGTTAGTGACGAGTTGTCGCTCGACGACGAAGGCAACGCGACAAGTCGCGCAAAGTCAAGACGTACTGACTACAGACAGCGTGACACAGCACGAACGGACGACAACCGCTCTTTGGACGCAACCGATAAGGGCTGACACTACACGCCTTGAGCTGAGGCTCGACTCCTCCCTCCTCTCCTTACCAGAGGGGGCGAGCTTTACGGCCGCGAGTGGGCGCGCCCACTTGAAGGCGAGCCTAAAGCGCGATGAGAAGGGACGGCCCGCTTCTATCATCATCGAGGGCGGCTGCGATAGTCTGCAGCGGCTCTGCATATACTATCAAGCTGAGGCCGAACGACTCCAGACGGCCAACACGCAACTACAATCCACCGTCAAGACGCTTAGCACCGACCTACACACGCGCGGCCGTACGTGGAACGTGTGGGCCGCACTGGCCCTTCTGGCCGTGGCTCTCATCTTGATCATAGCCAACCGACAAATAAAGGAATAACAATAGAAATACACTCACCACTATGACACTACAAAAGAAAGGCAGCACAATAGCCACCGCACGACGCGAAATGAAGATTATGGGTTTCCCCTGTCGCCAGACAATGGGGGCATTCTTGCGCTTTAAGCGCGAAACAGGGCGCGAGGCTACTGAGATGACGAACGACCTCACCGACTTGCTTACGTTCCTCTACTGCTGCACAGCATCAGCGTCAGCGGCTGACGGCATTGAGTTTAACTTCACGCTGGAGGAGTTTGCCGACCTCATCAGTCCCGACGAGCTAAACCAATGGACGGCCGCTATGCAAGCGGAGGCGGCTGAGGCTGAGGCCACGACCGAAGGCGAAAAAAAAAGCCCTTCTGCATCACCGAGCAATTAGGCTTTGCACTGGGGGCGGTGGGGCTTACGCTGCGCGACTGGCAAGGGCTTACGCCTGAGGAGTGGACGGCCGTGGCCGATAGCTACGCTACAAGCCACGAAATGGAGATGCACGACGGGTGGGAACGTATGCGTATGCTCGCCACCATCACCATTCAACCGCACGTAAAGAACCGCCTCACCCCCGACACGCTATTGCCATTGCCTTGGGACAACGACCAGACTCAAACAACGCAAGCCGCCCACGTGCCACCAGTCGGTAAAGACGAGGCGCGTGAGCGGCTTGTTAGCTTGATGAAGGGGTTGAAGGATCAATAACTCAAGCCCGAATTTAACAAGGGCGGACTGTATTCGAAACATCGCAAAAAATTAACTATCCCAATCTGTATTGTCGTGGGTATGTAGTCTTTCTACAAAGGTTTCATCATAGATTGCCAAATATATGGCAGCAATTAGCAAAGCTACAAAAATTGCCGATGCAGAATATATCACCAAGGCATTAACAACTCCAGTAAATGGTACAATGATACACAACAATACTCCAACGAAAAGTGAAAGGCTAAAGATACACCAAGAAATTTGAATGCCCTTTTCTTTCAAGGTTAGTTCATTCCACTTCTTCTTTTTAGAGTCTTCGACATCGATACTTAGCTTTATCTTGATCTCTTTCGGTTTTTGTTCGCTTTTCATATCGCAATAGGTATTAGTCCTTTGCAAAGGTGTGACTTTATAAAATACCAACCAAGTAAAACTCCATAAATATATGGCTTCAAAAGAAATAAAATTCAACCTTAGGCTCGCTATTGACGGGAAGGAGCAGTTAGTGAGCGCAGTGACGTCGGCAAAAGAACTCAAAGCCTCTTTTAATGGCGTACAGAAAGAAGTTGAAGACTTTAGCAACACCTTCACCAATAAATTCAGCAAATGTTTTGCCAACGTCAACCAAATAATAGGCGCAGTTAATAGTGTTAGTGCGGCACTTCAAAGCCTCACGGCCGATAGCAACTCTTTTGCCAAATCAATGGTAGTAGCTAACACTATGGCGGGCAAAGGGGGCAAGGACTTTGCAGCGTTGAAAGATAGCGTGACCGACTTGTCGAAAGAGATTCCACTCACGCGTGACGAACTTGCGAACGGCCTTTACCAAGTTATCAGCAATGGCGTACCCGAAGACAACTGGATAGATTACCTGCGAGCTTCGGCCAAAGCGAGTGTGGGCGGTGTGGCCGATTTGGGCGAAGTCGTTAAGGTCACTTCTACGTTAATAAAGAGCTACGGCCTATCGTGGAAAGACGCTACCGCCATTCAAGACAAGATACAGCTAACGGCTAAGAATGGTGTAACGTCGTTTGAAGAAATGGCGCAAGCCTTGCCTCGTGTGTCGGGTGATGCGGCTACGTTGGGCGTGAGCGTTGACGAACTTATGGCCACCTTTGCCTCGCTTACAGGCGTTACAGGTGGAACGGCCGAAGTCAGCACACAGTTGGCGGCCGTATTTACGGCCTTGGTTAAGCCCTCTTCTGAAGCTACGAAAATGGCACAACAAATGGGCATTGAGTTTAACGCAGCAGCCATTAAGAGCGCGGGCGGCTTCCGTCAGTTCCTCACACAACTCGATGCGAGCGTGAAGGGGTATGCACAAAGTTCGGGCATGTTGTCGAAAGAGGTGTATGCAAAACTCTTCGGATCAGCCGAAAGCCTACGCGCCATTGGGCAACTTACAACTCAGCAAAAGGACAAATTTGCCGAAAACGCTGAGGCTATGAAGGGCAGTGCTGGTACGATGGAGGAAACGTTTAAAATGGTGGACAGTACAAGCAGCGCAACTATTCAAAAGATGGAGAACAGTTGGGGCGGATTAACTGACTACATTGCATCGGCCGTTAAGTTTTTAAAGCCAGCGCTTAATTTTGTGGCTACTATTGGACTTGCTTTAAATGCCTTCCAAACCATAACGCTATCACTCGGAAAGTTTAAAATAGCGGCTTTTGCCGCAGCCGTTAGGATTAAAGCACTTGCCGTAGCTCAAACCGTTTGGAAAGTTTCCACTATCGCGTGCGCCACAACTACACGTGTGCTCAGCGGTGCTTTAGTAGCCTTGGGCGTGAGTGCCAACGTGGCAAAAGGAGCTATCCGTGGTTTGTTGGCTTCGACAGGTGTCGGCATCGCCATTGCGGCTTTGGGCTTTGTGGTTGAGAAAGTGATAGGCTATTTCGACAAGTCGACCGAAGCCATTGAAGACAATACTGATGCGCTAAAGGAGAACCGACGTGCCACTACTCAGGCAGAGCGAAACCGCGAGGCGCTGAATAGCATTCAGAAGAATGCGGCCGACAAGTATGCCGACGAGAAAGCGCGCATCGCGGCACTTACGCAGATTATCCACAACAGCAATGCGGAATACGCGGAGCGCATGAGTGCGATTAAGCGACTGCAAAGTATCATTCCTTCCTATCACGCACAAATCCGTAAGGACGGTTCGATATATGAGAAGAATGCGGAAGCGATTGATAAGTATATTAAGAAGCTGGACGAATTGGCTTGGGCTGAGGCTGCGGCCGACATTGTGAAGGACTTAAACAAGCAAATCATCACGTTCCAACTAAAGGCAGATGAGGACCAAGGGCGCATCGACGAATATCAGAACAATATCAACGAGCGCAACAAACAACGACATGGGGGTGCTATCAACATCACACGCCCCGACACGTATAAGGTGGACGGGACACCGCTCACGGCGAAACAGATAGCTGAGAACAGACAAATAGATAACGCAAACGCACGCACCAAGGGATTTCAGAACAACGTGCAAAAGGACCGTGACTACAACCTTGGACGCGTCAACGACCTTACGGAACGAAAGCAGTCCGTGTTTGCTATGGCGGGCAGACGTGGCTACACTTCTGCGCTTCATAATGCGCTAACGGGTAATGCCGAAACTATCGAAAGGCCAGCCTACACGCCACCCTCGCAAGCCACCACGACCACTCACAAGCCTACTCATACCCCTACTCCCGCCCCCTCAACAGACAACGCTCCCACCTACGACGAGAAGAGCATTGAATGGTACGACAAGGAGATTAGCAAGCAGAAGGAACTGGCGCAAAGCACTAACAACCTCGATGCAGCGAAGAAGGCGATGGCTGAGGCTACACGGTTGGAGGGAGAGCGCAAGGAGTTGGCCGTGAAGGTGGGAATTGAGAAGCCTGACGCGCCAGAGGTGAAAACTGCGTTGGAGGCTCTGCAGGACCAACTACGCGCGGCTCAAACGGACTTCGACAATGCCGTGACCGTGGAGGCTAAAGTGGCAGCCATGACGAAGGTGGACGCGCTACAGGCACAAATCAATGAGGCCACGAACGGCCGACTAACGATTGAAGCGGAGGTAGAACCGCAGTACACGCAGACTGGCTCAGTAAGCGATAAGCGCAAGTCGTATGCCAACGCGCAGACGAAGGCCTCACGCGTCAAGAACGACTACGACATTGGCCTCATCAGTAAGGAGGAGGCACAACAACAGGTGGACGACATTAACAAGGTGTTGGCATCGCTGAAATTGAAACCTATCACCGTGGACTTTGACACGACAAGCGTCGAAAAGGGTACGGGCAAGATGCGCGAGGGCGCACAGAGCATTCAGCAGTTGGGCAGCAGCATCGCGCAATTAGGCTCACAGGTGCAAGAGCCTGTACTCAACATTGCGGGTACGATAGCACAAGCCATTGCTACAATGGTGTTGGGTTACGCTGAGGCTTCGAAAGATGCAAGTAAGCTTACGCCCTTCGGGTGGATAGCCTTTGCCGCTACGGGATTGGCTACGTTGCTGACGATGATAGCTTCTATCAAGTCGGCCACGAGCGGCAGCTACGCGCATGGTGGTATCATACCAGGGGGCAGCTATTCGGGCGACCGATTGACGGCAAATGTCAACTCGGGTGAGATGATTATCAACCGTCGCCAGCAGTTGCAGCTCTGGCGCATGGTGCAAGCGCCTTTGGCCTCAGCTCCGCAGTACGCAACGCCTTCAAGCATGGTGCCGAGCCTCAACCTCGCGGCTTTACGCAACAGCTTTGGTGCGCAGCGCGTCGACGTGAATGTGAGTGGACGCATCAGCGGACGCGACTTGCAACTCATTACCGATAAACGAAACAAAATTACTTCAAGAGCATAGAGTTAATGTGCAAATGTGAGAATGTGCAAATGTGCAAATTGTCGCCTTTGTAAATGTTAGCAAACTCTATCTAACCTGGGGGCGACGCGTCCCCGCGTCGGCATTTGCTTGTCAAGGCTCGATGCCTTGGCAAGCAAATACATAATCATCTAAATAACAAACACAATGCTTTTCAAAAGATATTCTGGCAGTTTTGTTAACTGCAAGGGCCAAACGTGGAGGGTCGAAATATGGCAAGCGGCCAATGCGCCTTTCACTTCCGTCGGTAGCCTCACGTTTGATGCCGACACGCCACTTGAATTAGAATGGGAGGAGCGCGAAAAGTACGAAACCACTTGTGGCGCAACGCTCACGATCAACATTGTAAGTCCTGCTGACCGCACGTTTACGGACCTCTTCCAAATCAGTCCAGGCAATGTAATGGCGCACGTCTACCTTGACGATGCGCTCTTTTGGGTGGGTGGCCTCGACTGCGAAACGTACGAAGAGCCTTACCAATCGGAGAAGGACTACACCGTCACACTCACCTTTACTGACTTCGGCCACATGCAGCGCCTAAAGTATGGCGAAGCGGGGGGAATTAAGTCAGTGCGCCACTACATTGACTATTGTCTTGAACAGGTGGGCCTCAGCGCAGTGCCAGTAGAGGTGCTTACGTCGTTAGAGGTGAACACCGATGATTACCGTTGGAGCGGTAGTTACCTTACAGACGTCTACGTTGATGCCGCCAACTTCTACGATGAGGACGGGGAAGCCTCAACGCTTGATGAAGTGTTGGACGGCGTGCTGCAACCGATTGCCTTGCGTATCGTGCAGCGTGCGGGCAAGATCATGGTGTACGACCTAAATGCGCTGCGCAATGACCCGCCTAAGGTGGAGCAAATCACATGGGACGCTACGGAGCAAACGCTATCGGTAGATAAGTTGGCGCAAGCGGCCGTCGTTAAGTTCTCGCCCTACACAGAAGGGACGCTGCTATCCGACAACAGTGTAACCATAGAGCAGGACAAGCTGACAGAGGTGGACAGTATGTATAACAAGGTGGACGGAAAGGTCAAAGTGTATGAGATAAGCAAGTTCTTCCATTCTGCCTCTGATAGTGCCGCCACTGGCCTTGCGCAAAAGAACGCAGATGCGCATTACTTCAAAATGGTAAAGACAGGCAAAGGGGGTGAAGCGTGTGAGGGCCTTGCGTGGTTGGCCTTAACGGATTGTCACCCGCGCAATAACCTTACGCTCAATGGAGAACAATCGCCCCTATCGGGAGAAAAAGGCTACCGTTATCAAGAGGCGAGTGGGGGCGTTATAACGCGCGCCTTCAACGACCTATCGGGAACGTCGAACGAGGTATTGATGCGTTTCCCCCGTGTCTACTGCCCTGCTGCCCAAAAGCAAATATCTGACGCGGTGCTGACCTCTTACATTCACCTTACCATGGAGATGATGATAGACCCTCGCCTCAACCCCTTTGCCGATGCAGAGGACTATACGAACGAAAAGGACAACTTTAATTGGTGTAAGGTGCGTGAGGCTTACTGCTACGTTCCTTTCTCGCTCGTCTTGTTTGACGGCAATGGCAAGGCCATTTTGCAATACCGTGCTAGTGAGGCTGGCTCTATAGCCACTGCTTGTTGGGTCCCGGTTGAATACGACGATACGAATTACTTCACGCATGCTCCCTCCTACCTTCTGTACTATGCCAATTCAAAGAGTGATAGCATAAAGGAGGAGAGCGGCATTCAAGGGTGGTCAAAGAACCGCACGCACTTCTTCAACTCGGCATATCCTATTTCAGCCGACCAATACCCCACGGAGGGCGAAATAATACCCTTACCTTATGAAGCAGGTTACTTAGAGTTGACCATTTATACAGGGTGCATCATCTTCGACGATAGGGACGGAAAGGGGAAGGAATACCCCATTACCAATCCTCAGACGTGCCAACTCGACAGGTCGTTGCCCGATCCTAACGGACTGCGCGACGTGTGTATTAGCACGCAGACCTCTAATCGTGGTAAACGAATGAATTGGGCGCAAAGGTGGTGGCTTTACAAGTTTCCAAAGTTGGAGGTCGTACAAGGCCTCATCACCGAAGCGGTGGAAAAGACTGATGCTGAATACAGCGCATGGATAAACGCGAGCGCAAAGGATGAGATAAAGATTGACACCATTTGCGGCACTTCTTATGGAAGCAACATTGGGGTAACAGCACGAGGGGCGTACAAAGCTAAGTCGTCACTGGGCGTTAACCCTATATTTGGAATTCCTCAACGATGTTTCCTGCGTCGCACCAACACGTCTGCGCCTTGGCTGATTGAGTACGACTTGTTAGGACTCCTCTTTAGCCAGTATGGACACCGCGTGCCTACGCTTGAGGGTGAAGCCATTACTCCGCTCTCACCGCTACAGCTCTTCACCGACCGCGCTATGCCGAGTGAGGACCTCTTTATGATGAAAAGTGAGGTGCTCAGCGCCTACGACGGCACGAGTAATATTAAATTTGTAAGGCTCGAACCAGAGGAATGGAACAAAGAAATCATTAAATAACTACAACTAAGGCTATGGACTATAAAGTTACAACACGATACGTTGCAGCCACGCCACGCAGAGCGCGCAAAGGCAATAACGCTGAGGCCTCAGCCACAAGCAGCGGTGGCGGTGGGGCTTCCATAAGCAGCGGAGGCAGTACTCCCTCGGCCGATGCTCACATGCACCCCAATATCGACACGCTGAATCGACTGGACACGACTCCTGCCGACGGCTACCTCTATCTGGATAGTACCGACACCGACACGGGCGAAACCGTCCGTACCAAGGTGAAGGCAGGATTTGCCGATGAGGCTGCCTCAGCCGACCACGCCACCACGGCCGACCACGCCACGAATGCTGACAACGCCGACCACGCCACCGAAGCCGATCATGCAGCCGAAGCCGCTCATGCCGCCACGGCCGACGACCTTACGCAATGGGGTACGGCTGACGAGCGTTACTTAAGCCGCCAACACGACGACACGGCCGAGGGAAGCGTCACCTTCCGCAAGGCTACTAACTTCGAATCCTCAGCACAAAGTCCCGACTTCGTGAGCAATGGCTTCGCGGGGAGCGGGTGGGCAGCACAGACGGCCGCGGACGGTAAAACTTACGTGGAGGCAGACAACCTCCGCATTCGCGGAAAACTCACGGCCTTTGAACTCGTCATCGAAAAGATACGTGCCATTTGTGGCGCACTGGGTATCAGTCAAGCATGCGGCCGCGTGAAGAGCGTGGACGGGGACGCTACAAATTATTACTTAGTATTAGAGGGGGACGACACGCACGGCTACGGAGGCTTTCAAGCGAACGACTTCATACGTTGCCAACGTTGGACAACGAACGGTGCTCGCGGCTATTGGGTCCGAGTTAGCTTCATAGGCAGCACAGCAGGCGGCCACGACAATGTGTTGGCCATTAATCGATCGGAGTTCGATGCCGCCATTGTCGAGCCTCATGCAGGAGAAGTCGACGCGTACGACCACGCGCAAGAAGTCACCGCACAAGTAGCCCAACTCGTAACAGACGACCGTACCGCCCTCATCACGGCCGACGACGGCACGTCATTACTCCTTGCCGACAATAGTAACCCCACCATTGCGGGGCTAATGGTGCTCCCCGAAGTAGGCGACGAGTTGGTACAATACGGCAACGCTACCGACCCCACACGCCAAAGCGCCATTTACATTCACGCCAACGGCACGGGCCAACCTGCTATCGACTTACTCACGGGTATCACCACCAAGAGCTTTGTCGGTTGTCTCGCTTGTCGCCTTGGTGGCTACCTTCCCACAGGCGGCTTTGGCCTTTACGCCAAGAATGGACAAATCATCTCTCTCTCACCCGACGGCCAGACCACTCACTACAGCCTCAACCCTGACGGCTCGTTCGAACTCGGACAAGGGGCTATCAAATACAACGGCAAAGGTAACGTTACAATAGGGAACAATGTCACGATCAAATGGGGGCCACAGAGCCAAACGACCTACAAATGGGCCGTTAGTGATAATGGGACGAGCGCACCCGCACACGGTTGGAGCAGTACATTCCCTACTGCCGTGGCGCAAGGTAAGTACATTTGGAAATATTGCTGTCCGGTAAAACTTTTTCAAACAAAATAAATTAGGGCTGACACTTCTCACGAGGTATCAGCCCTTTTGG